CGAGTCGTATGTGCCGGCTGCGCTGATCGTGCTGGAGCAGGCGTGCAGTGTGACGCCGGGCGGTACTCCGGTGCAGGCCGCGTCGGGCATGGCCGGGAAGGCCGGGCAGGTGCGGCCGGTCGGGCCCGTGAAGGTCGGCGACGGACTGGGCGTTGGGCTCACCGTCGGGCTAGGGCTGGGCGGTGGCGTGGTCGCTGGAGGTGTCGACGGCGGGGCTGTAGTGGCCGTAGGGCTCACGGTGGGGCTGGGTGTAGCACTGGCCGACGGCGACGGTGATGCGCTCTGCGTGGCGCTGGGGGTCGGCGCGGATGCAGTCAGGGCTGTGATGAGCTTCGCCTGGACGCTCACACAGCGGTTGGCTGCGGTGCGCTCGGCCGATGTCAGATTCGGCAGGGACAACTGGAGCTGGCAGTTGCGCAGCAGGTCCCGGGCGAACGTAAGCTCAGCCGACTCGGCAGCCACGGCGGCGGCTGGGCGGTTGGACAGCGACAGCATCCCGGCCACCAAGACCAGGGCCACGAGGACCGCGGTGACACCGGCAGTGAGCCGGTGGGCCTGTCTACTCGCCGCGCTGTGGCTGGTCACTTCGTCACCAGCGATGCGGATTCGGAGTCGCCCACCTTACTTGCGGCAAGCGCCTTAATGAGCGACAAGACGGCACCAGCCAGCGCCATCGAAGCCAGCGACCACAACGGCACCGACACATCCGGCAACGTCCCTACACCCCAGCCGGCAATGGCCACCTGGGCGCCGGTGCTGATCGCTCGTTCGCCAGCGTCCTTCCAAAACTTCCGGGTGAACATGGCGCTTACTCCTCTAGTCGGGGGATGTCAGCAGTGCCGCGGCTTCGGGTGGGGCGAGTCGGTCGACGGCGTCACGGAGTGACGTCCCCCGGTCCGGATGCAGCTGTGCCTCGACCGCCGCCAGGCGCAGCTCGATGGCGGCCAGCGACTTGAGCGTGGCCACCGTTCCGAGCATCACCTCGATGGCGCTGAGCCGGTCCAGCACGCCGGGCCGGCCCTCGGGAAAACCCGGCCGTGGCGGCTCCCCGGTCAGGTCGTCGGCCAGCCGGCCGAGTTTCCGCAGCACGTCCCACAGCCATGCGGCTGCCCGGCCGATGACGACCAGTGCGGCGAGGATGGCTGCGGCGAGGAGGATGCCTGCGACTGTCTGGCCCATAGTGAGCACCTACGCGTCGGTGCGTACCTGAGCGGCGCCGCCCTCGCCGAGGTCGGCAACGGCGTCGCGGATCTCGGCCTTGAGGTCGGCCACCGCCGGGCCGAGGTCGGCATCGCCGCCACCGCCGACGGTTGGCCACGGCTGCGGGTTGGTGTCGTAGTAGCCCGACCCCTGAACGGAATACTCAGTCGGTAGCTGGATCAGCGGCACCGACGCGTAGGCGGCGTCGCGCGGCCCGTCCAGGCCGAACGCGGCCATTTTGCCGCTGGGTGCGGCGTAGCCGGGGACGAGGTAGATCGACCCGTCGCCGGGGACACCTGAACGAACCCTGTGCATGAAGTAGTCCTCCTCGGTCGGTGGTGAAGGCGGTATCGGTATCGGACCGGGCGTGCCGCCGCTCTTACGCAACACCCACGCATTCCACGTTTCACCACTGAGGACACTGAGCACACCCTCGAGGCCGTACACGCCTGGTGCGGCGGTCCAGTCGTCGCAGTACTTGGTGAAAAACGACAGGTGGATGTGCCACAGGTGCGACGCGTCGGCCGTGCTCGTCCGCCACGCCGAGGTTTCCGTGTCATGGAGCCGGGCGTAGACGGTGCTGCCGTTGAGCGTGCCGATGATCTCGCGGAGGCAGCCGACCCGGTCGTCGTCGGGGTGGATCACAGCGTCTCGGAGCCAGCCCGTTCGTTTGATCATCTCAGTGGCGTTCATCGTGAGATCAATTGCGCGGGCCCTGTCGGGCGGTGGGAAGTTCAGGTCCAGCGGCAGCCGGACGGAGTAGGTGCCAGGCCAGTTGGCCTGGTTGTTCTGCACCGTCGAGTGGTAGCCGGACTTGAAGGCATAGATCCCGCCCAGGCGAACACCCGGGATGACCAGCAGACACTCCTCCCACAGCCGCCACTCCGCATCGGTGATGCGGGCAGGGTTGGGGTTGGCTGCCATTACAGGCCTGCCGGGTTCGGACCCTCGCTGCGCAACCGGTCGAACTCGTCTGGGGTGAGCGGGGTGACGGTTCCGGTCTGGTCGCGGATTTCGTATGAGCCGTCGGCGAGTGCACGGACCTCGTAGCCGTGTTCGGTGTCGAACAGGTGCCAGTCGTGTTCCGTGTTTGGAGCCTCACCCATCACACACCCCCGTGGTGCTGTTGTTGGTGATCATACGTTGATCAGCGGCCGTGGTCGTGTAGCGCGTTGCATGGCCTGCGCCTGCTGCCAGACCTCGAGCCATCGCCAGGCGTTGCCTTCGATGGTCCACGCTCGGGCTGCTTCCCAACCCGCCTCAGATTGTTCGACACGCAGCGTGTTGTCGGTGCACAGCCGTTTAACCTGCCGGTACCAGTCCTTCGGCCGATCAGCCAACAGACCCACGCCGAGAGCCTTCTGCAGCTTCACGTATTCGGCGCGTGGGGAGGCGACCCACGGCACACCGCACGCAGATAGCTCGAGCCCCTTCAAAAAGGATTTCGAACTGTTGAACGCTGTGTCTGCCAACGGCACCAGGCCGACGCCGATCGACGCCACCTCCGCAGCCCACTCGGTCAGGTCAACCGACCCCGAGACAGGCGGATCCTGCTCCAACCCAAGCGCATCACGCAACCCGTCGACAGGACCGACACCCCGGTACGTTTGCCCTTCCCGCAGCAACCGTGCGACGGCCGGGCCGACTTCTTGCAGGTCGAGTGGGTGGGAGTGGGTTGATCCGGCCCAACCAATCGTCGTGTCCGACACATCATGTGGTGTGTCCAGGTAGCGGGCGGGGATGCGGTTTTCGATGACCACCCCCCGGCCGTGCGGCGCATACACCGGCAACAACGCCGGCGTCGACACCGTGACCAACGTGGCCTGCAGGCAGGCCTGGTGGGCGTTGCGCCACGTATGACGCCGGTCGCCGGTGTCAGTGCGCATCGCCCAAAACGCAGGATTGCTGGGGTCAATCTTCGTCAAGTCGTCGTCCATGTCCACCACAACCGCGACGCCTTTGGCGCGGATCAGCGGAATCGCCGAAGACAGGTGCGCGAGGGAGACGCGTTGCATGACGATCACATCCGCGTCAGCCGGCACATTGGCGCCGACAAGCCGGCCGGTGCGGGAGTCGATCTCTCCGCCGATGCCGTTACGCATCGCCGGCATCATCACCCGCACGTCATGACCCTGCGCCCGTAACGCCTCAGCGGGCCAGATGAGACGCGTGAATCCACACCCGTACACATCTGCCGGGTAAACGTACACAACCACCTGAACACCCCCGTGATAAATTCCGGTGTGGTGTTCAGGTCCTCCCCGGCCTGGGTCCCCCCTTGATGCCCCCGCGACCCCCGTGGGGGCATCAACCTTGTGTCAGCCCAACCTGGCATCTCCGCGGTTGGCGAAGCCTGAGCAGTTGCCCATGACCTTGTCGGTTAGCCAATGGTGGCGATAAAGCCACGATTTGCGCCGCAGGTGGGAGATCTTCGCACCCGCCTCGAGGCACGCCAGTGTGAAGTAGGCGTCTTCGCCGGTGTTCGCTTCTCCGCGGTCGAGCTCTTTGTATCCAACCTGCTGGGCGAGTTCGGTACGGACGAGGACCGTGGCCGTGGTTTCAATCGGGTCGGCAGGGTCAAAGTCGTTCAGGTAGTGGGTGACAGGAAAGATGGGGTCTTCCTCAAGGATCCGGGTTGTTCCGTCGGCGAACTGCTGGAGCACCTTGAACCAGGCATAGCAAAAATCTGCCCCGGTCTCCTCCTGATGCGCCATCAGCCATTCGAGGTGCTTCGGCAGCAGCAGGTCGTCCGAATCGAGCACAGCAATGAAGTCTGTCGACGCGGCCATGAGTGCCCGCTGCCGGGTGGCGGCGGCGCCTTCCCGGTCGTTGTCCATCGCGACATGAATCGCGTCGGGTAGACGGGTCTGTTCCCACACGGATGCGATGGCAGCCTGCAGCATGCCGTTGCGGGCGCGGGCCGGATGCGCGGCGATGATCACCGAGACTGTGGGGCGGGTCATGGCCGACCTTTCCGACGGGGCTGTCACCAGCCGCCGTTGATCCAATGCGAACTGCCCTCAAGGGCGTGGTCCCGGTAGTAGGCGGTTTCGTCCGGGGCCGGGTCGTCGTACCACGGTAGATGACGCATCAAGTATGGGGCGTCCATCCGTACCGCCGGTGATAGGACGAAGCGGGGTTGTCCGTGCAGCGGTGGGTACAGGGCGAGGGTGGTGTCGACGGGGGCACGCCAGGTGCGGCCGACGCCGCGGGCGGTCCAGAACAGGCATTCCCAGGCGCGGACCTTCTCAGCCAACGGCGTGTCAGGGAGATCATCCAACCGGAGGCCCATGCCGACTTTCGCGGTGGAGGTCGGGTTGCACTGCAAATGCTCACGCAACTGTGTGAGCCAGTCCGGGGGGCAGTCGGTGTCGAAGACGAGGTCGGGGTCGGTTACCACATATTCGCGGCGTGTCCCGACTATTCGGGCTAGGCCGTCCCAGTCCCATAGTGCTCTTGGCGGCCGACCCTCCAACCTGTGCACCGGGTGGGGGGATCCGTCGAGGTAGTCCAGCATCGGCGGATAGGTTGAGCCGTGATCAACGAGGTGGATGTCCAGGTCGGGGAACCGTTCCAGGCTGGCCACGGACAGTCGCGTGTAGGTGGCACGGTCGCGGGTGATAACCACACAGGGTGTCATACGGTCAGCTCGGCGATCATGTCGGTGAAGGCGGTTTCCGGTCGCCAACCCAAGTCGGTCACGGGCGGGTCGGTGGCCGGGGTTTCGTCCGGCACATACGGCAGAGCAGGGTCGATGGTGACCGCGTCGTCCCAGGCCAGTCCGACAGTTTTGAGGGCTGTGTTGGCGACGTCCCACACCGACCTTGGTACGCCTGTGTTGATGGCCCAGTCGCCTGGCTTGTCCTCGCCGGCGATCAAACGCATGGCTTTGCAGTAGTCGGGTGCGTAGCCCCAGTCCCGCTGCGACTGAATGTCGCCCAGCACCAGACGTTCAGGCGATCCGGCGGCTATGCGGGCGATGGTGGAACAGATCCGACGCGCCAGGAAGCGCCCGTCCTGCCGGGGTGAGGTGTGGGAGAACAGGACCGCGTTCGAGGCGTGCAGCCGGTCCCGATACCCAACCACCGCCTGATGGGCCAACAGCTTCGCCGCACCGTACAGGCCGTACCGGTACGGGTCATACACCGCCGACGAGGAGGCGTGGACCAGGCGGGCGTCGGGTGTGAACTGGAGCATGGCGTCCAACAGTCGGATGACACCCACGCCGGTGGTTTCGGCCAGCAACGGCGGCTGCGCAGTGCCCCAGGATCCGCCGGGTGAAGTTACCGCGGCCAGGTTGAACACAACATCCGGCCGGCACGTATGCAGCACCCGCTCCAGCGAATCCTGATCCAGCAGGTCACCCAACAACAGTTCCGCGGGCGAGTTGACGTTGGAGCGGCGGACCATGCCCCAAACGTCATGCCCGTCGGCTACTAGCTGTTCTACGAGGTAGGAGCCGTCTTGGCCGAGAGGTCCGGTGACGAGGGCTCTCATGAGGCGAGCACGATCGGCGCTGGGAGCGGCACGATCCATTGCTTGTGTGGGTTGCGGCGCATGATGGTCGGGGCGTAGTTCCATGAGGCGAGAACGTAGGTCGCGGCGCCCATGAAGCCGGGCGTGACGATCGGGATACCGGTTCCGGGGATGTGTCGGCCTTGTTTGGCGGGGGTGCTGTCGACGCACCACGACAAGTCTGTGGCGGTCAGTTCGCAGAAGTTGAGCAGCGTTGTGGCCTTTGCGGGTGCCCCGTAGACCGCGGTGATACCAGGCTGAGCGGTGACCAGGTCGCACAGCCGGTCCCGGATCCGTTCAGCCCGGCCCTGCATTCCCTCGTAGGCGCAGAAACTGTCAAGCCACGTTTCCGACGCGCGTAGCCGGTCCACCGTCTGGTTCGGCCGGGGATGTTTGGCGAGGGTGACTCGCAACGATCCGCCTTGCCGGTCGGTGAGCTCGGCGTCGACGATGTTGAGGCCGTGGCGCAGGGCTGCTTGCTCGAGGCTGGTGAGGGAGAAGAAGTTGCGGTGCTCGTGATACACCAAATCGAACGCGTTGTTGACCAAAAGGTCGGGCAGGTACTGCACCTCAACCATCGCCACACCATCATCAGCCAGCAGTGCGGAAATGCCGGCCAGGACGTCGGCCACATCCTCAACATGCGCTAGTACGTGGTTGGCGACGATGAGGCCTTGCCGGCCGCGGCGGTCGCGGATGTCATGCGCGGCGGCGAGGCCGAACGGCCGCACCTCGACATTCAGTCCGCGGTCCCGGGCCACGCCGGCTGGGCCTTCGGCTGGGTCCACGCCGATGGCGGGGAAGCCGGCGAAGTGGCGTAGCAGGTCGCCGTCGTTGCAGCCGACCTCAACCACACCGCGTTGCACGAGGCGGGTGTGCCGGGCCAGGACGTCACGGGCGTAAGCGGTGTGGTACGCCGACAGCGGTGGGCTGGCCGAGGAGTAGAAGCTGTATCCGGTGCCGAACAGCGTCTGCCCATCCAGCACCTCAAGCAACTGGACCAGCCGGCACTTCGCACACACCGCGACCTGCAGCGGATACGTCGGGGAGACTTCATCGGGGGTCGTGGTGTAGGCATCGGCGATGGGCGACTGGCCGAGATCCAAAAACTCGTCGAGGTCGGTGTGTCCGCAGGCTGAGCAGGTGGTGCGTTTCATTGAGGCCACCACTTCCGTTGGAAGATCGCTTCGGCTACGTCCCAGGATGCCGCAATCGTCTCTGACTTGAACCCAACCGTGGAGTGATGATGCGTGTCCACATCCGCCACCACCACCCGCTTCCCCATCGTGCGGGCGGTAAGGCAGATGTCGTCGTAGCCGAGGAACCCGGGATACGTCTCGTCGAACCGCAAGTGTTCAACAGCCCACGGGGAGAACACCATGATGCTGCCCTCGATAAACGCCACGTCCCCGGTACGTGGCCCGAAGTCCAACGGCCCGGAATCAGTCTGCTGATGGCCGACGGTTTCCGACGTCCACCACGACAACGTCCGGTCGCCCCTGCCGCCGCACACACCTACCAACGCCACATCATCGCCGAGCGCAGCGAGGAATTTGGCCTCCGCTTGCGGGTCGGTGATCTCCAGATCGTCATGCAACAGGATCAACGCGTCCAGACTCCGGCCGGCGTACGCGTCGAGGATGGCGTTGTACGCCGTACAGATCGACGTCTGACCAGACAAAGCAAGCAACGGCCCGGTCACACGGGGGATCACATTGGCCTGGAGCTTGGCCCACGAGCCGACGCACGAACCGTAGGCAACTACCACGGGCGGCTGCCGTGGATCTGAGCGAACATCTCCCCATCACGGGCAGCTTGCTCACCGAGGCCAGGCACGTTGCAGGTGAAGTCATTCGGCAGCCGGTTCGGCACTGGGAAGCCACCCACCATCACGGATCCGCCAGCGGCCCGTGCAGCCCAGTCGATCATGGTGTCCTGAAACCACCATCTCAGTCGTTCGTCAGCCCGCAATCCCTTGGTGGCGTCGAGGATGAAAGCCCACCCCACCATGCGGCCCATCAGGTCGTTGTCGGGTGCGGTTTTGAGTTGGGGTGGGTGTTGGGTGCCCCACGGGTTGGAGCAGCCAGCGGCGGCGCCAGTTTGGGTCATTCCGTCGACGACAGCTTGGAACCATCCTTCGGGCACGATCGCGTCGTCGCACAGGAACGCGATCCACCACGGACCAGGTTCGGCGCCGCGGAGTTGGGTCAACGCGTCGATGCCCAGGTTCCACAGCCGGGCCAAATTGGGCGGCTGATCCGGGACGGCCATCAACACCACCCAGTGCTGATCGTCAAAACCGGGCGCCAACACCTCAAGTGTGACCGCCGGCTGTGAGGCGTTGTCGATGACCAACACCACATCCACCTGCGGCCCGATCGCAGCCACACACTCCCGCAGCAGGTCGGGACGGTTGTGGGTTAAGACAATGCACGCGCGGTTCATGCCGGTGTGTACTGGCTGATGAAGACGGCGTTTGTCACAGTCCCGACCTGATCGCCGGAGCGTACAACCCAGTTCGTAACCGGAACAGCGACCTCAGCCGTGCCGACGATCGGATGCGGCGCAATGGTCCGCAGATACAGCACCCCGTCGCGGATCAAGACATCATTGAAGTAACCCTGATTCGCACGAACAAACTGCCTAATCTCGATCACGTTGGCGCCGGTCCACTGGATAGCCTCGACGAATGCGCGATACGTCGCCATCAGGACGGTACCCCCAGCAGTTGGAAGTCAGATCCGGCGATCCAACTTCCCGCGTTTGGGATCAATTGGATCGACGTCCACGGGCCGGCGGGACTGTACGAACCGCTGCCGGTGTGGGCGAGGCCGCCACTTGTCATTACTCCCGATTCATAGATCCAGGCCAGGAAGGGTTGAGTTTGTAGGTCCCAACTGTTGAAATCGATGATGCCCGTACCGAAAATCCCGGCTATGGCGGTTGCGGCTGCTGCGTGGCCAACAAATCCAGATGTTCCCGAAATGAACGCGGCGGTGGCGGCGGCGCCGTTCGATTGCAAATTCTGCGTGTTGTAGTTGACGGCTGCGTTGCTGTCGATCCGTAGGTTAACGACGGTAACAAGTGCAGCAGTGTCGCTTCGAGCTCTCCACCGCAGTTGCAGGCTTCGTAGCGTTGTCGGGATATTGGAGAACGTGACCGAGGCTGCTGAGGCTCCGAGAGTTTGCCTGGCGACCCATGCGCTGCCAGCAGACGGGCCGCCAGTAAATCCTGTGATGAAGTTGCCCGACGGCGGCACCTGAATCACGTAGACACGTTGACCAACAACGAATGTCCCGATCATGGAGGTCATGGCGATTGGTGCAGTGTCGCCGTCGTAGGTAGCCACGACAGCACCCGGGCTGGAGCCGTCGACGACGGTGGCCAGCCGCAACGTCCACGTGAGGCCCAGCCGTTGCGCGTTTTCGACGATGGCCTGCGCGGTGGCCGCGGCGTCACCGACCGGTCCAGGTTCGGTCACCGGTAGCTCCGACGCAGACTGTGCGACATGGCTGCCCCTTCAACGAGTGGCATGGACCAGCCCAGCTCGAGCCAGTTGGAGCCTTGCCAACGGATGACGTTGTACGAGTCGTGACGAGGATCGGGCGGGGTAGACAATTGCACCTGTTCGAAAATGCCCTGCCGCTGGGCTAAGCCTTGGGCGACGGCGGCGGCCTGGTTGGCGTCAGACAGTTGCAGATCAAACACGGCGGGGATGGCGAATCCGCGGTTGGGGACAGAGTTGGGTGCGTTGACCGGCACGGTGGCGATACCAACGACAGGGGTGCTGCTGTCACCGGCGTTGTTTGATATGACAACAATCGTGTTCGGGGCTGTCAACAGCTCATCGCTCTCGACGATGCTGTCCTGGAAGACGCGGAAACCAGCATCCAAGTCGATGTCGGCGACCTGCGTGGCCGGGTCGAACGTACGCCGGAACCGGAGCACACCGTTGTTGTCAAACCAGGGCGACCACCAATCACCTGCGACCGACAGTGTTTCGAGGATTTGGCCGCGGGTCACGCCGATGCCCCACGAGTCAGCCGACGTGAACGGCGACGGCTCCAGGTCGAAGGTGATGGGAAGACCGGCGAGCACGTCAAGTAGGACGGCGACGACGCCGACTCCGACGCCGGAGAGGCCGGTCAGGATGGCTTGGTCGACGAGGAACATTTCGTCCGAAAGTTGCGGCTGAGCCAACCGTCCGCTGGTGGTGAACCTGCGCGGGTTGTCGACCCACATGTACCGGCCCAACGGCCAATCACCGGACGGATGATCCGGATTGGTCAAGTTGGGGAAGACCATGAACGGCTCGACCCGGTCCGTCAACGCGTTCACAGCAGCCGTATCAGCCTTGCCGAGGCTGAGGCTCAGTTGCCGTTTCGTGGTGCTGCCGGTGTCATGCGATAGCGACGCGTCGCGGATCGGGTGAATCTCGCCCAACACTTCACCGCTGACCGCATCAGACAGGGCGAACCGGAAGGTGGCCTGACGCTGCCCAACACACTCATCCAAATCCAGTGCAGGTGCCCGGGTGTCGGTGATCAGCGCACGGCTGCCCGGCCACGCCGCTGCCAACCCGGGGGGACTGGTCACGGGTCCACCGCAAACGGGCAGACGGTCAGTTCGGTGATGTCCACCCGGACCATGTACCTAGTCCGGTTGTGGCGGGCGTTGACCGTCGGGACTCGGACGTTGGCAAACCACCGGTCACCAATGTCGTCACGGACACACACATACGGCAGATCCACCCACGCCAAATCCCGCAACGTTTTGACGTCGGCGAGGCGGATCGGGTCGATAGCGCCGCCCTGAATCAGCAGGGTGCGGCTGAACGTTTCCAGGCCGCGTTCGGTGCCGTGGAAAGCCACCGACCCGTCCCGGCCGTACATGGGCTGGAAGTCGACCATGCCCGCCTCGGGGAGGGTGAAGTCTTCAGTGGGTGCCCCGTCCCACTGCATCACATACGCCGCGTTGGACAGACCCGACTGGTCGGCGTTGGACGTGAAAATCAACGCACCGGTCTGATCGTCACACCCGCCCGTCACACCGGGGGTGGGCGGCGCCCCGGTTACCTGTGCGGACCAAGCGCCGGCGAAGTTGAGCACATTCAACGTCCGGATCCGATACACGGAGTTGATGCCGACCCGGGCCTCGTAGTCGTTGAACCCGACCAGGGTGGGGTTGGTGGCGAGCATGATGGTTTCGAAGTCGTCCTGCAGATGGTCCCAACGTTGCAGCTCGTACGCGCCGAAACCCGTCGACGGAAGACTTGTGGCGGACCATGCAATGCGCTGATAGCCAATACCGGACGGGATGCAGCACGGCAGGCTGCCGCAATCCAACCCGATCCCCGTTACGGTCTGGGACAGTTGGGTTAGGCCGACGCCGGTGACGGTGGGCGGGTCCTGGGAGAACAACAGCACAGCGTCGCAGGTCGAATCAGCGGTGGCACCGGTTACGTAGGGCGAGCCGATACCTTGCGGCATCCACGTCAACTCGACTGTGTCACCCGATGGTGGCTGGTAGGTGGCTGTGCCCAACTGGTTGGGTGCGGGTACGAGGTTGAACAAGTTCCCGGGGACACCGGAGATGGCGGGGGCGCAGGCGGCCATGATTTCCCACCGGTTCCCGGCGATCTCCGACGTGGCCGACCACGTCCAGGCTGGGTTGCCGGCCACGGCACCCATCGACGGGGGGGCGGCGAACCGTAGGGTGATTTCCTTCCACCCGTCGATGATCTCCGTCAACGCATCAAACTCAGCCGGGGTGATTGAGACAGTGGATCCGGACAGTCCACCGACACCGGTCAGAGTCAAGGGGATGGTGGTGTCGCCGAACCGGCGGCCGTAGAAACGGACCTGCGGATACGACGCTGCCACGCCACTGATGTCGTCGTAAATGTCCTGAGTGGCGGTGTTGACGCCGTACACCTGGGCGGCGGCCTGCCGGCCATAGGCGTGCGGCTCAGTCAGCGTCCCGCCGGAGGCGTGCAAAGACAACTGCGGAAGGATCATGCTTTGGCTGACCGCGACTTGCTCGTTGATGTTTTCCCACACAGGGAAAGGAACATCGATCCGCTTCCCCGGATGGGGCGGGATTTCGTAAAGCTGACGAAGCCCATTCAGATCCGGGTAAGGAGAATCTGATACGGGCGCGAGCCCGTTCGGTTCCATATCCCCCGTGCTCGGACTGTACAAAGTTGCCACATAGTTACCGGCCGGAAGTACCGGATTCGCAACCTGCGAGGTGGACAACATCGGAACGATGTTCGTGGCGTAGCCGTATTTCGTCAGCGTGGTCGATGCGGTGTTGTTTCCGAACTGCCGGCCGCCGACAGCGACTCTGACCTCGTCGCAGTAGACGACTTCTAATGCGAGGTAGAGCAGGTCAGCGTTGTATGAGAATGGGGTTGTGTTGGCTGGGGCGAAGATCAGCCGGAAGTGGACTCGGTTGGCGGCGCTGGCTTCCATCTGCTGCAGCGTTGAGTAGTTGACCGGTGGCCGGGTTGAGGTGCTGAGGGGGGTGTTGGCTCCCCAGAACCAGGCCACTTCACCCAACTGGAGGCGTTTGAGCGTGCCGGCGTTTGAGGGGAACGCGAACGTCGACGGCAGTGAGGTGCCGACAAAGGCGAGCTTGTTGAAGAAGATGCTGATGTTGTCGTTGGCAAGTTTGGGGGCAATGTTGATGTTGCTAGCGGCGACGTCGGGGAAGAAGTTGATCGGCCCGGAAATGACGTGAAGAATGTTAACAGCTAAGATCCGTTTGTTGAGAAGTTCCGGGTATTGGTTGACGGCGAAGAAGAACGACACGAACCCTGTTGTCGAGGTCAGGTTGTCGAACGTGATCGACTTTCCGCTTCCCGGGTCGGCCACCGCATCCGCCACCGACACAGCACCCCCGGCCAACGCGACAGACGCGCCGGTGATCGCACCTGCGTTGCAGGGAATGACAAGGCGTCTGATTGGGCCTTGGTCGTCCTCCTGGCCGGCGTTGTAGACGTTGACGCCGAGGATCTGCCCGAAGAACGGCGGATTCTGGTTGGTGTAGAACCGGCCCTCCGACACCTGCCTGGCCTGAGCGAAAGTAAACCCGGTGCCTATCTCGTAGGCGTTGACCGCGGGGGAGAAAAGGACGTCCTCGTCGCGGATCGGCACCCATTCTTCGCCCAGGATTTGCGGCTGGCGGGGATTGTAGTTTCCGATCGGACTCACCCCATCCTGACTGCGAGTGCGATGCCGCGGCGGTTCAACCCGGCGTCTATGCCGGCGGCGACCTGCCGGCCGGTGCGGTTGGCTTCCTCGGCGGTTGGGATTACACCGGAGAACATGACGGACACGTTGATTCTGTTGTTGAAAACCGACCCGGCTGAGGCGGTCATGTTGCCGGCGAGTGAGTTCAACTGCGACAGCAGACCGGGTGTGGTTTGCTCCATGCCCATCACGATGCCCGGCGGGATCCAACGCCCAACCTGTGCGGCCATCACCTTGGACGGCGAGGCGATACCTAGGCCTCGTTTGATCGCGCCGACGGTGTTGTTGTAAGCGAAGTCCTTCACCTTCTGGAACAGCCACCCGCCCATCGACGAGATGCCGTTCCACAGGCCAGTGATCAGGTCCCGACCTTTCTGGACCAGCAACGAGCCGAAGTTCCCGATGGCGTCGACGACCCGGCCGGGGATGGATCTGACAAACGCGATCACCTCGTTCGTCTTGTTGAACACTGTCAACGCGAAGGCCTGGAACGCGATCTTCACGCTTTCGGGGAACTCCACAAACGCCTTCCCGATGAACGCGAAGAACTGCTTCACCTTGTTCCAGGCGTCGACGAAGAACCCGCCGATCGCAGACCCGATCGCGCCCCAATCCAAGCCGGTTATGAAGCCGGTGAACGCATCGAGCAACGGCACGAGCAGGGTGAGTGGGAGAACCATCAACGTGATCGCTTTGGCGAGCAACTCAACCAGCGGGACGATGGCCTTCTGCGCGAGGAACCCGACGATCAACGCCACCAGCCGAGCCAGCGGGGTGATGATCGCCACGGCGGCGGGTATCAGCGCGACGATGACGTCGGTCAAGGGCATGAACGCCTTGATGATGTCCACGAGGGGTGGCAGCAGCGCGACGATGACGTCAAGGACCGGGAGGAAAGCCGTTATCAGCTGTCCGATAACTGGAGCAAGGGCCTCGATGACCGGCATGAGCAGATCAGCCAACGCCATGACTATCTCGAGGACAGGCGGGCCGAGCTTTTCGAAAATCTTGCCAACCAGACCGACGACGGGTAGTAGCAGTTTCGCCAGCAACAGCACCACTTGGGTGATGACGGGGATCAGCGGCGTCAACACATCCATGATCAGCGGCAGGACGGCGTCGATCAGGTCGCTGAACGCTGGCACCAACGCGTAGATGATCGGCACCAGCGCACCCGCCAACGTGGCAGCCAGGTCGGCGATCATCGGAAGGACCGGGGCCAAGGCCTGAGCAATTGCACCCAACGCGATACCGAGCGGGAACAGTGCCGGGCCGAGCACCGCGAAACCTTGACTGAGAGCGTCCAGGATCGGCATGAGAACAGGGACTATGGCCTGCACCAGTTGCCCGAGGATCGGCAGGAGGCTACTGACCAGCCCACCCAGCACTGGTGCCAGTTGGTTGATCGCCTCGCCGAGGACCGGCGTCAGTTCAGCGAGGGATTCTTTGATCGCGGGGATGACGGGCTGGAACGCGTTCGTCAATGCGATGGAGATGGTGTCTTTGAACGTGGAGAACACACCCAGCAGGGTTTCGGCCTGCTTCGCCATGGCCCCAGCGGCGCCGGGGAACTGCGCCATGCCAGCCAGCAGCGCGTTGATGGCGGTGGTGGCATCGACTGTGCCGGCCTCCTGCGCCTCCATCGCCTCAGCAACCGACACGCCGAGACCGGCGGCGATGGCCTGGTTGGCGTTGAACCCGGGCAGGGCTTCGGCGATCTGCAGAATTTCGCCGCCCATCAGCCGGCCCTTGGACGCGATCTGACCAAACGCCCTAACTACCGCATCCACCGATTCCTGTGTGCCGCCCAACACGGAGACGAGGTTTCCGATGGTGGTGATGACGGGAATGACCTCGTCCTTAGCGATACCGACCGACTGGCCGAACGCGAGAATCCGGCGGGACGCGTCGGCGACGCCGGCAAACTCGAACGGGGTGGCAGCACTGAAGGATTGAAGCTCTTCCATGAATGACTTGGCGGCCTGCGCCGAGCCGAGGAGGGCTTCGAACCCGATCTGCACCTGCTCAATCGACGCCGCCGACTTCAGCCCGAACCCGACGATCGCCGCCAACCCCACCCCGGCGGCCACACCCAACGCCAATAGGGCGCCTTTGGCTATGGCTGCAGCGCCGGCTAGCCGGGTGGATAGGGACGTTCCGGCGGCGTTAGCACTGGCCGACACTTGGGCCATTGAGGTGGCCGCGGTCCGGGACACTTCCCGTAGTGCCCGTTCAGCGGTTTCGCCGCCGCGTTGGAAGTCCTGACCGACCTCCCGTCCCGCGTCGGCGGCTACCCGTTCGACTTGTGCGAATGCCTGCCGCACGTCCGAAAGGACACTGCGCAAAGCGGCGTCGATGCCCCGCGACACTTCCCGGGCGAACCCGGAAAAGTCGGGGACGATCGCAACAGATGCGGTGTCGATCGGCGTGCTCAACAGGCCACCCCCGTGGCGTCTAGCCCTGCTGCGCTGCTTCGCGTGCTTGGGCCATTCTGGCTATATCGGCTTGGCGGATACGGGACCACGGCGGCGGCCGCAGGACCGGTGGAGGCGTGGCGGGCATGAACTGGCCGAGGTCTCCGGTCAACGCCCGGTTCAGTGTGTCCTGGTTTTCAGGGGCGGTCCTTTCGGCCACGTACAGGTGGATGAGGTCGAGCCAGTCGGCGGCGGCTAGCTCGAGGTGGCGGATGTTTCGGCTGACGCACCATCCGTTGAAGAGGTGCCACCGTTCGGGGTGTCCGTCTGCCCGTCCGTCGACCCATTCGGCGAGGGCGAGGACGGCACGGTAGGGCGGACCCCGTACTCCTCCAGCAGCCAGTGCAGCACCGGCAGCGCTTGGCGGGTGAGGTCAATTGGTGGCGGGTCGGCTTCCGGCCGGGGCGGATCAGCATCCAGATCAGCTTCACGCCCTTCCGTGAGCAGTCGGGCGCGGAAGAGACGACCGGACGCACCGGGCAGGAGCATGGCGTACATGTCTGACACCAGGTTGAGGGTCTGTTCGATGTCGGCCAGGTCGCCGAGGAGCTGGCCATGCAGACCGGCGAGTTTCTTCAACACCATCGGCGCGAGCAGGGCGGGGGCTTCGAAGTCGTCAGGGGCTATCCGGAACGGTTTGGGTTCCATCGGCAGGGAAAAGTCACGGGGTTGCGTCATACCCACCACTCTAGGTCCATGAGTGTTCAACCTCTCGCCGCTGTGAGGGCGTTCTTCAAGAACTGGTTGCGTCGCATGCCCTTCACCGACTGAGCGACTACCTTGCCCTTAAACTTTCCCTTCTTCTTCCCGTGCAACTTCGATGGGAAGACCATCACCTTGCCGTGCTTCGGTTTGATCAGCCGATGCAGCGGGCCGTACAGGCCTGTTCCGTCGTGCACGAAAATGGCGTATTTGACATTGGTCCCGACGATCACAGCCGGGTCGCCGTTACGTCGCACAACCTGCGTGGCGATGGAAGCTCTCAGCCGGCCGGTGTCGATGCGTTTCGGCCCACCAATCCCGCCCAGGTTCCGTTTCGCCTGCGTCTCCACCAACAAACCACGCCGGAGCAGGTCCTTC